ATGAACTTTGATATTTCTGGTATTAAAACACTTCTACAAACAACTCCTTTCACTTGTAATCTTAAATTATGGGATGCCGGAGTAATATTTGAGCCCATCATTACTTTAAAGACTATGGACTTACTTTACTTTGAAGAAGAATTCATTGAAGGTGATGGATTTACTTTTTTAGGTGATTTAGCCCTTCCAGAAGCGAGCAATTGGCTTGATAGAGTTACTGGTACCCCTTGGAGTCCTGCACAACCTACTACATTCTCTCAAGGCTTATTCCCAGCACTTCAATTAAACGATGCAAGTCAGGATATATTCATTCCAGGTGTTGAATCATTTATTAATACTGCCATTTCTCATAGTGTAAACCCTAATTTTGGAGTTAGAATATCTACAAATACACCTGATAGTCAAGATTTCACTAAATTCCTTTATACAAGAAGCACAAGAACGATCTTTAAACCGTTTTTAGAATTCTATATAGCTGATAATATTGTAGATGGTCGCACATCTGCTATGGCTACGAATCCAGTAACACTTTATTTGCTTAGTGATTCAGGATCAAACTTCGTTGGGACATTATCAATGGTTATTAATGATAGCACAGGAGCTACAGTGTTTACTCCAACTGTTTTAAACCCTTCCCCAGGCGTTTATTCAGTTACTTTTACACCAGATATTACACAAGCAGGAACAACATTGTTTGATATATGGTCAATTGGAGCAGCAACGCTTACAAAGAATATAATCCCAGTACAATCACCAAATGTGGTTAGTACTAACAAAGCAAATACAGCAAACCTATTCTTTTACCCGACAACAAGCTACTTACATCCTACAATTAGACAGAATGATGTTGTTACGTTTAATGTGACATCAGAAGTAAGAGGAAAAGGATCAGTATTACTCCCAGGATATGAATATCGTATCGTATCAACGAATAATTTTGAGATGCAGCCTTGGACGCCAGTAAGCTTATATGGGAACAAACTATATTTCACAGTGGATACGAGTTATTACTTTCCTGAATTAGAATATGAAGTATTTGTAAGACTTAAAGAAGGGGCAAGTATTAAAACAAGTGCTATGACCTACAAATTTCGATTAACAAGAGACGAAGCAACACATATGCAAAGTCTAGCTGCAAACCCTTACTCAGATAGAGATGCTGGTCTAAAACCTGGAAATTAAGTGTAATGATAATATATAAAACTGTAAATTTAATTACTGGTAAAATTTATGTTGGAAAACATACTAAGGATAATAACAAGTATTATTTAGGTTCAGGTAAGTGGCTTAAACGAGCATTAAAAAAGTATGGAAGGCATAATTTTAAAAGAGAAACTTTAGAAATTTGCACTTCGCTAGAAGAGCTAGACGTTAGAGAAATTTATTGGATAGCACAATTAGATGCTAGAAACCCCAAAATAGGTTATAATTTAGATAAAGGTGGTATGGGATTTCCACGTTTAAATGCGAATATTACAGAAGAAACAAAAAAGAAAATATCTAATACATTAAAAGGCAATATTCCATGGAATAAAGGGTTAACACAAGAAACGGATGTTAGAGTAAAGAAAATAGCTGATAAAACAAGAAAACTTAAAATAAAAAAGACAAAGAAAGGACCAAGTAGATACTGGTTAGGTAAAAAGAGGCCAGACGTGACTTTAAGAAACATAACTAATAATCCAACTAAAGATCCTGCAGTAAGAAAAAAGATGAGTGAAAAAAGAAAAGGGAAAACACCTTGGAATAAAGGTTTAAAGAAATTAAACAATAGCTTATAATGATACAGTATACTTTAAAAGATAATACGGTAGATCAATACATTCCAGTGACTCCAACAAAGCCACAAGCAGGATATATTGCTAAAGAAGAAAGCCAGCAGTTGGCTTCTACAGACTATAACTATGACGGAGTGAATAATATTCCAGAAACATCAACAGCTGATACGTTTGGAGAAATTCTTCATCGTCAAGCTTTAGCTTCTGATGTGAAAGATATTCCTGTGAATGCTGCAAACTCTGCTACAGACTATATTGGTACTGTTGCCTATAACGTGCCTTACATTGTTCAAGATGCTTTTGCCGATTTTGAAATGATGGATATCCAAACAAATACAATCACCACTTTACAATCTGCCGGCATAGAAAGTTTAGCAGTTCCTTTATATCCCGTCGCGGATACCAATCCAAGAGTAGTAAGTATATTCAATGGTTTACAAGTAGTAAGAATACCTGCAAATGTATTCAATGATACAACACAAACCCCTGTATTAAAAAAGTATGGAACTTACTATGTAAAGATTTCTCCAAAGTTTATACAAGCTACAGTAGTAAACGTATTGAGAAGGAAACAAGTTGCTTGGCAATTCGTCAATCCCAGTGATGCTGAGGGAAGACGCTCAGCAGTTGTTGTAGGTAATCCTTCATTCTTGGGAACCCCTTGGTTATTTGAAAATAACCCAAAGCAAGCCGGTAGATTACACGGCTCAGTTGTTGAAATTTGGAATGCGTCATTGACAGTTAAGAAACAAACAAAGATATCAGTTGAGAACTCTTTGGGATTAGATGGGAATAGCGGACAAGCATTGTTTGTATTGACTCCAGATAATGTAGGATATGATCCTGCAACTCAAGCAATTGCTCCAGGCGATATCATAAGAGTATTTCCAAGAGAAACCTACTTTGATCCAATTTACGTTGAAGTAGATTACACTAATAAAGATCAAGACTTAGTTGCAGCAGTACAATTCTTAAAGAATGATGCAGCAAGAGATACAGTACAAAGTACAATTTCAATTTATGATGATAACGGTATCACAATTGATAGTCAAGGAAATATAAACGGGACAGTAATACAAGCTTACCAAATCTCATTACAAAACAACATTGAAGTGAGAAGAAAGATTAACATATAATGGATAAAATTAAAAAAATAACTTTATTAAAAGAAAAACTTGAAGAACTTACTGGTAAAAAGGTAATTTTTCAGGAAGCCGAGAGAGAAAATCAATTAAATTTAACACCTCTTGGGGAAATTTTATCTGATAAAATATCAGATGAAGATTATGATGCTTTATCAAAAGATAACCAAATATTAATGGATATGGTGACGTATGTAGAAGAAATGTATGCTGCAAACCGATTTATAAACGATCAAAATTTTTCTGTTGCTATTAGTAAAAATGAAGGTGGGGATCCTGTAAAAGTTTACAATAAAATAGAATATGCGATAAAAAAAGGTTGGGTGGAGATAAAGCCTTATGATGGACCAGAAGATTATAAATGGAAAAAACCTGATTTTATGAAGGATCATCCAAGATTTACACTTGATCCAAATTTATATAAAAAAATAAAAATCCAAATTGATAAGATATTACCTGATTATGTTTTTACACGTTATATTCCAGATAATAACCCACAACAAGCTATGGGTAGTGTTGATCTAATATATAAATTGAAAACTCCTGTGACTTTAAAATCAGCTAGAAAAACAAAAGAAATTAATGCTCGTACTGTAATAATACATAGCACAGGCGCGATTGATATAGGTGATGGTGATGATAATTATAATTGGGAATGTGAATATAATCAAAATGGTGAACTAACAAAATTAATCGAATCATAAAATATAAATTATAACATTACAGATATCATACCTTTATTATAATGGCTGATCAAACAGTTCCAAGTAATCCATTAGGTCAAGACTCAATCAAAGGAGGAATCTTCTTTGGTAGTAATCTTACCCCGGGTGGAGTATTCTCTAATGTTCCAAATATGTCTGCTGTCAATCCTCCGACGACAGCTCAGACAGCTAAAGTTATTCTTACACTTCAACAAGTTAAAGAAGACTTACAAGCAGCGGCAGCTTTACAAAACGGGACGACTACATCAAATGTATTATCTCCGGCAGCAGCAAATACAGTATTACAAACGTTCGTACAATTGCTTATTGATTATAGTGATTTAAGAAACTTTGTATTCTTTGGATCTGCATTCACGGAACTTACATATCACATTAATTTCTTAACACAGAACTATCCTTTCTTTGCTTACTTTGCGAAAGATGAAGGAACTGGGGCAGTTAACCCCTCTAATATTATCGGTCTTACTTATCCAGGAGGAAATACAACAGTTGTACATTTTGAATTTGATGATGTACAACAAGCTGCTAATTATACATTTGATTTAAGTGGTAAGACCATTTGGACAAACTTTGATATTGAAGATAAGAACGGAACTCATTATCCAATTACAAATGCTACATTTAAAACAGTTCTGGGAATAACTGGGTGTCCTATATTAGCTGCCACAAATACGCCAACAATTAATGTAACAATACCATATAATGTTTTAACATCTATAAATGGTGGAACACCTTCTCTAGCACCTAATGGATTACAACCAGGTGATGTTGTAACAATTCAAGGTGTTGGTGGAAATACTGCTGCGAACGGAACATTTATAATTAATAATGTCATTAATTTTCCGGTTTTACTACCAACACAAACTTCATTTGATTTGGTGGGAGTAGCAGGTAATGGAGCATATATTCCAAGTACAGGGTTCATTAATTTGAATCGAGCACAAATAACTGTGACAGGTAATATCAATATTAATAACTTCGTTGAGTTTAGTCCTTCTTCAGGATCTTTATTCAAAGGCTTATTGATCGCGCCAACACTTATTAATACAAACGACTTTACAATTAATTTAGATCCAGTTCAGAAAGAATTGATTGATCCAAATAACCCCACTCCATGGCCAAGACTACCTGTAACTAATAACTTAGCTACATCTGGGACAGCTTTTGACAATTGGATTGGAAATCCTGATAACATGGTTGTATCTTCCGCAACAGATGATTTCAGTAATTCTGAGAATACAATTTTTGATCCAGGAACACAACCTATCACTTCAGGCTTATTTGGCTTGAACTTGACGGGGGCAAATACATTAGATGATAATGCTACGAATCAATTATTAAGAAGAGCCATTCCTCACAGACTTATAGATGAATTAAGAGATACAGATGATAAATTCTTTTCTCGTTTCGTATTACTTGCAGGTAAATTCTTTGACTCTATTAAAGTATACATAGACTTCTTACAATATACAAAGGAATTAAATTATACTCCATTCAATCAATTGTCCCCTGAGTTCTACAGGACATATGCTGAACACTATGGTTTTGATTTATTTGATGATGAGAATGTCGATTTAGCCAAAGCTATTATCAGAACGGAACCAGGATTAAACTATGATAGTCAAAACAATGCCATCTATAATGATCCCAACAGTGCAAAGACAGTACAAGAATTACAAAACGAAAAACAAAAACGTTTATTAATTAACTTGTTCTTTTTATATTCTACCAAAGGAACTCTTAAATGTGTTGAAACATTGGCCAAACTATTGGGATCACCCGAAGGTCTGGTTGTATTCCAAGAAATGTCTTATGATATGAACATTGGACAAAAGGTAGTTGATAATGAAAAAGTAAAAGTCCCAACCATTGCTTATGAAATAGATCCAGACTTTTTAGTTAATCCTGCCAATGTGGCAGACCCAGTTAATTTGCCTTACGTTTATAGATTGAAATTAGATAACTCAAATGTTATCAATCTAAGAGAACTTGATGGCTACACAGACCCTCAGGGTGCTGTAGAATCCCAAGTAATAGCTTTTGGAACAACAGTGTTTCCTTATGGGCATTTTAGTGAAAGAAGCTTTGCATCATTACAAAACAATGCAAGTACATCTGCTTTGAACGGATATTACTTATTACCTTTGAATTTTCCTGAGAAATATTGTGGTATTACTGTTGAATACATGCTACCTAGAAATGCTTATATAAAAGGAGTAGGTCAGGGATTTGATGAAGTAACAGTTCATTTGGCCAGTTTATACCAAGCACCAGGAATACAATATACAGCAGGTGTTCCAAATCCTTTGGCATTAACAGATAAGTTTGCGTTTCCTACTCCCCAACCATTTTTAGAAGGTATTGTAAGTAATAGAAATATAACACCAATTCCTTTTTCAGGATCATTTACTATTTCAGGAACTTCAGGCATAACTCCATTATTTGATACAATTACTGTATTTGTAAATGGATCTCCAATTGGAACTGCATTTTGGCAATCTACAAAGAAAGCAACTGCTTTAGCAATTGTGAATGCAATTAACTTTACAGATTCAAGTCCTGACTTCGTAGCTTATTATAAAGAAAACGCAGGAGGATTATCTTTTACAATCACAATAGAGTCAGCTCCCAAGGATACATTGTCTGTACCGTCTAGTTCGCTATTAGAAGTGTTCTTAGACACGGGAATTGATGTAACAGGTAACGTTACACCAAACAGCCAAACCATGTCAGATGGCGCAGGAATTAGTACCATTGAAAATAAGCAGCAATTTATTATTGCTCGTATGGAAGGGCAATCTTTAGTTGTACGTATAAAACTAAAAGATGAAAACAATGTTGTGGCGCCTTCTGATAGAGTAGCAATCATGCAAAATATATTTAATGCAGATGGGTTAAACCATGAATTGAGATTACTTTACAGACCGGAGGGTATTGAAGTATATCAAGACTTTAAATACTTAGGATTAGCCAGATGGTTAGACCCCATGACAGCTACAGCGATGGCATATGAAGCTTTAACTATTCCTTATGACCAAATTTTAACCTGTTTAGAAGCGAAACTTCCAGATATCTTTGCTTATCCAAATAAACAAGTCGGTGGACCCGATGCCCCAAGATGGTGGGATATTATGGTTGGACTTCCTGTAAACATAGATATTTTCTTTAAGAGAGTAGCTGTACAAGAAATTCCTTCCATTAATCATCCTGATTCATTAGATTTTGGAATATCTCCTTCAGGATTTGATGTGGAGAAATTTTCCTTTAACTTTGTTAACCAAGCTAAAGACATTAGTGGAACTTATTTACAAAATCAAATAGCAGTACCTTGCGATTTCCGTATTATGAGTCCATTCCCTGCTCCATTCTTAGTAACAGATCCTCCGGTGGGACCTACAGAGATTGATATTATTCTTAGTGCATATCCAAATAACCTTGTAACAGACTTAACATTGGTAAGCCAATCTTATATGAGAGATGCGCCAGTAGACTTTGTACAGGATGTACAAAACTTCTTTACACTTCCTACAGGACAAGTGATAACAATTGATAGTCTATTCCAATTTAATGGTTGGTCTTATACTTTACATAAGGATTATTCTTATGATAATTTTAATAGAGTATTTCAAAACTATGAAATTTTCTCACAACAAGTATTAACTTATCTATCTCTATTACCTTTCATGGAATTGATTGAAAATAGGTTCAAAGTACTTGTCAGTCAGTTTATTCCGATCGTTATTAATATATCTCGATTCGGAAGACTTGTAAGGCCTTTAGAAAAACTCAAAGTACATTATCCAAATATTCATAAGATTTGTAATGGACAAGTTATAGGTTGTAATGCATTGGGAGCTTTTAGAATTGTACATGGATCAAATAATGAATTTGCTAATCTAAATAACAATTTGGATGTGGCCATCGGAATTACCAGATTTATCAGCAATGCTACATTTGCTACGCCAATAGTAATTACAACTTCTGCTCCGCATGGGTTTTTAGTTGGAACTACTGTTACAATCGTTGGAGTTAATGGTAATACAGGAGCTAATGGAACATTTACAATAGCTGTACCAACATCTACAACCTTCACTTTGGCAGGATCAGTGGGATCAGGTGCTTATACAGGTGGTGGCTTAGCTTCTGAAGATTTATTAGATTTTGGATTGTTTAATTGGGTAAATGATAATGCTTTAACTGCACAAACTACAGCAAATGCAATAACAACAGCTTTCACACCCAATGTAATTGCTACAGCAACGGTTAATTCAATTGAACTTAGTATTGATCCAGCTTGGTTTTTAGCTAACTATAATCAAGATATCAATGATTGTCAATTGGCAGTAATAACTAATGGTAATGTGCAGGTAGATGATATTTCTGGAATGTCAGGGGCTTATCCTTCCATTGCAGGACCAGGATGTTTTATAGTGACAGCAGTTAATAGTTTAGCAGTTCCTCCAGGATTCTTATGGGAATATGTCTATTATGCTGCCGAACATGGTTTAAATACTTATATTTATTTTAACAGTGAGGCACTTGCCCCAGTGTTTATTTATTACAATTCTGAAAATTAATAATGGAAAAACTTAATATTTTCACTGGTGGACACCCTTTTCAGGTTGATGATCTAGTTACGATGCAAGCCGGAACGATAGATGCCTTAAATGGTATTTGTGCTGGACTTGGAAATCCCTTCTCTGCATATATTTTAACAGGATGTGTACATACAGGCTTAGTTATGTCTGCAGGATACATCTTCTTCCAAGGTGAAGTATTCCCTGTAGATTCACAAGCATTTCCTTTCTTAACCATAGGTCAAAGCATGTATTGGGTTGTACAAGAAGTGGTAATTGCCCCTTCACCTGTAACTTACCAAAACCTTTCTGTACAAAATGTACACGTTAGAAGAAGACTTATTTTACAAGGCGCATTCGTTGCCCCAGCTAACTCTGTGTTAATATCAGTTGTTCCAAGATTAAATCAAATTTTAGGTTTAACACCACAAAGAGGTGTTATTATGTATTCTGGGTCATTGACAAATTTTACAACACAAGGATTGGGTAAAGCAGGAACACAATTAGATGGCTGGGCATTATGTAATGGTAATACATTTGCAATTCCAGGAGGGTTTTCTACATTGGTTTCGCCTAATTTAAAAGGACAATTTATTGTTGGTTATGATCCTTTAGATCCTGATTACAACGCAATTGGAAATACAGGTGGAAGTAAAACTGTTGTATTAACAAATGCACAACTACCTCCACACACACATTTATTATCAATTGATATTAAAGCTACGCTTACAACAGATGGTGGAGGAACACCAAGAGAAGTATTATCAATTAATAACGATGCTGCTGTTACTGTTATTCCTGGAAACTATGGTTTAGCAAATGCTCCAAGTAATCACCCTTCAGAAGATGGAAGTGTTGATGGTTTGGTATCAGCTCCAGTTACTATACGTCCTCCTTACTATACACTTGCTTATATTATAAAACTTATATAATGGCTATTTTTAATTCAGCAAATAAATATTGCGTTTACTTTCATATTAATCACAAATTAAAAGCAAACAACCATGGCCATATTTAATAGTTCTCAACTAAGTGTAGACGTAAAAGCTCAAGACAGGTTAAGAGAATGGTTCTCTAAAAGAGGTATGCCTGACGTTGTACAAATTTCAGCAGTGGGATTAGGAGATAGTGACATTGATTATGAAATGTCAACGCAAGCTACAAGAATTAGAATTGTACAAGCGCCTTATCAAACTCCAAGAATTAAGACACATTTGTATTATTCAGGTGTTGTTGCCAATATTACAGGAACCATTACAGCATTTGCAAGACATATCAATTCATCAGATCAAATTGAGAGTTTATATAATTATCCTCCGAATACTGCCTTCACAGCAGGAGTAGTTCCTCCGACATTAGCAAACGGACTTGATTTTAATACAATTAGTTTCGATATTTTGAGTGTTGTAAAAGAAGGATATATTGTATTCTTTCAAACATTGCCAGATAATTTCTTTGATATTAATAATGTCCAAGAGAGAATGGTAGAGCAATATACATATGTCTATAATAACGTACCACCATCGTGGGAAATTATTCCTGACACCGCTAATGGATCTTTATTAATTGCCAAACCAGCAGGATATGTATTTACTTCACAACAAGGAAGCATTGTATTGAGAGGACAAACCTCTGCAATAAGCAAAACAATATTATTTAATATGTAGTCCTGGCAAGTTATGGTCGTTCTAAAAAGGTAAAACAAATAGATACGTTAACAAATCAAACATTAAAAGTTTGGAACAGTTGTACACAAGCAGCAGAGTTTTTAAATGGTCGTGTAGCGGATATATCCGCTTGCGCTCGCAAAGAACATAAAACTGCTTTTGGTTACAAATGGGAATATTTTAATTAATTACTAATGGCCTGGAATAACCTTGCAATTGTCGGTAATGCTCTTTCTAGAGATTATATCTGGGACTTTGGTTCTGGATCTTTAACTTTGGGCCCATTGGCATTAGACCTTTCAGGAGCTGATGATAGCTTCACGGTGTTTACACATACTCCGAACTCTACATTAGACACAAGTGTAACTTATGCTATAAGTGATACTGGGTTAACGAATGCAAACCATTGGAGTATTGAATATAGTCCAAGTTTTGGTATTGCACCAGTAGTTACAAGAACGAATATAGGAGCCGGATATTTAGCGGGTCCTCAATATTTTCTTACATACGTCACAAGTGGTATTTATACGCCGACATTTATTCCATATGCTACAAAAGCAGGAAGTCCTTTCGGAACAATCAATCCAGGCGCTCCTTATTCTTTACACGCTTTCGAATCCCCAAAGGAATTCACAATACAGTTATTTCAACAAGCTGTTTCTATTACTTTAAAAAGTAGCAGTACTGGACCTTCATTAGTAGATGGAACAACTATTACTGACATGGATAATACCAGCAATAAAACAATTATTGTTGATAAATCTAATAATAGAGGCGATACAATTTCATCTGTATGGTCAATTCAAAAACAAAATCCTGTAACAGGTATATATAGTGTAGCTACAGTTGGTGTAGATTATACTTTGGGTGTTGGCCAAACATTAACAACAGATCAAATTGCCATCACTTGGCAATCAATTGGAAACTTTAAGTTATTTAATAACACTACAGGAGCTTCTAGTGGAACATCAGGTCCTAATTTAGGATCATCCGTTGTAAACTTCACTGTAGGCCAAGGAGTTACAGATACAATCATATTACCAAATGTGGTTTCAACAATAACACCCGTTGTGGCTTACAATAATACAATCATATCAACAAATCCTTTGGTAGGTATCACGCCATTCCAAGTAACAGTAAGTGCTACAATAGATGTGACTTCAGCCAGCTGGACGCAAGCAATTGGGGTGAGTGCTCCTGTTGTATTGCCAATGTCTATTGCAGCATGGCAGACAGAAATACTATCACGTTGTAATATTACTTGTCAAGTTAAACAAGGTACAGCAGTATTACAGCAAGGAATAGGTTTTGGTCCTTTCACATTTACCATACCAACAGGATCTTTCCAAGTGGGATATGTTGTAACTCCTAAAACAGGAAACGCTTTAATAAATGAATCATCACGATAATGGCATACGTATTAAATTTAAGTAATACCACTCAAAGTAATTTCACTTCAGTTACTGTAAACGCAGTTCCTGCAGCACCTACGGATCTAATATGGACGCCAGGTGGATCAGGACTTACATTAGCCAATGTGCCGGGGGTAATTTTCCCCAATATCGTAGGAGATCAAGTATCTCCTCCATTCTGGTATTATGGTGGTAATCCGATTATCTCAGCATCTACAATACAAGTACATAGTACAACAAATATCGTAGCTTCCAATTCAAACCCCACAGTTGTATCTCCTGAATTTCAAAAAGGTATATTTGAATTAAGACAAACAACTCCAAATATTATTACTAATATTTCCCAAGCTACAAATGCTCAGATAACTACTTCGGCCAATCACAATTTTAATGTTGGTGATAAAGTAGAAATTACAGGTATCTTGGGTATTGTACCTCCAGGTATTTATAAAGTAGCCTCGATTGTAAACTTAACAAACTTCACGATTGATTTTGATTCTACATTAACGCCCAACACTTTAACATCTGCATTAGTAACGTTACATAATTACTATTGGGATGAGATTTATACAACACCGTTGGGATTATATAATACTCGTGATACCACGGTAGCTAATCCAGGCTTCTTTGAATTCAGGGTTACAAATAATAATTCTGATGAATTGGTTATCTATGTGAATGATCCTAATATCATTCCTAAAGTGAATGATTTTGTGACCATACAAAGATTCTTCCAAAACGAGAATAGCTTTACTAATCAACCAACGACTGATGGCTTGAACGATGTATTAAACTTTTCAGAAGCTGAAACGTATGAATTTAAAATCGTAGCCGTTTCTTCTCTTGTGAATCCACTAGCTTTAACTAATCCTTATATAGAATATACATTAACATTAGATAAAAGTTTTGCTCCAATTGTAACTACGGCTCCTTTTGAGAAGTATATGTTTGTTCTTTTGAATAGAGCGGGAACAACTCCTGATAGAGAATTACTTACAGACACTTGGAATCTAACAGAAGTACACAGGAATCAGTTACTTGGAGATCCTTATAATTTCATTGGCTCATCACAACCATTAGGAAGAAAAAACTACTTAAATTACAAAGGAGCTGAACTATTAGGAATTAAAAATTTGCTTTCAGGTATTATGCCAGATGCAGATACTCCTTTTATAGTATTAGACTTTGCTGATGAAGTGAAAGATCGTATTTACAATGCGGTTGGGACATTCGAAATACATCTTCCTACAGTTATGATACAAGGAGAAAGAACGCCTGTGATCTTAACTAACTCAAATCCTTATTCATTGGCTAATCCAGTATTGACAGATGTGAACGGAGCAGGGGATTATGGTGCTTTATATTTGAAGTATCCTGGTATTACCCCAGCAGTAAGATACGGATTTGTTATGTATGACTTAAGAATCGTTGTAATTGATGATCTTGAATTAGCTTCAGCTATGGGTTATAACACAAATAGAAACTATACATTACCTGCGCCTGTATTACCAGTAACCGGGAATACAGTTGGGAGACCTACAATATCAAATCCAATTGCAATCACTGCTGCATCAAATGCTACACCCATTGTTATCACATCAGTTGTGAATCACACATTTGTAACAGGGGATGAAGTTGTAATATCAGGTGTGCAAGGAAATACAAATGCTAATGGAACAGTAACAAATCCATTTTTCTTTGTACAAGTAATTGATGCCTTAAATTTCTCTATCTTCTACGATAGCTTATTTACATTACCAGTTAATGGCAATGCTGCATATACAGGAGGGGGAATACTTTATGGTAAGAGATTGCCATTTGAATATTTCTACACTTATAGAATGAAGGAAAAGGCGACTCCTGGAGAATTCGGCGCTACATATAATACATTGCCTTATGCAGAACCAGTTCCTTTTAATTGGCAGCTGGGTGGTGTTTTAGTCGATACCCCTAATGGAACTCTAAATACAAAGTTTGACTTCTTGACACATTTGGTAGATTTTGATGCAATCAATAATCCTTCAGGAATAAGGGAAGGCTTCTTGGCGAACAATTACGAAATTATAATTGGGAAGTATACACAAGACTTAGTAAATCCTTATGTGATTGCAGGTGTACAAGACGTTGTTGTAATGCCTTTCTTATCATTGAAAAACCCATTACAAGCTCCAAACATATTAGATGCGCAGAATTTACAACACGTAGCAGTGTTTACAAACGCTACTTATGCAATCGTTGTAGGGCAAGCGAATACAATGCTTACAAGCGATCCTAATAATCCAAAGTATGATTTATTAAATGTGGATGTACAAAAGATCTATAATCTTCTATCAGCTCCATTACCTTCCGATTTATTCACATCGGATGGAGTATGGACAATAGGATTGTTAAAATATCAAGCTATACAAAATCAATATAGATTAACATTTACAGTGACAGTTCCTGCAGCTAATTGGAATGGTACACAAAACCCTTCTTTTGATCCAAGTGATCCTTTACAAGGAGATAAGCTAATCTCTGAGATTGAATTCTTAATACAAGATACTTTAGGGAATGTAATTGATAGTCCTTATATCTATGCTAAGATATCGCCACCGTTAAAGAAGAATAATACAAACGATCTAATCATCCAAGTCGAATTAGACTTTTAATATGGACAATAAACAGATTATTACTTTATTACAACAGAATGGATACTCAATTCATCCTGTATTCAAATTCTGGCATATTGCTAAAAAGAGCTTATGCACTTACTTCTATGTAAATGAAAAGAACATTGTTGTAGGTAAGATAAAATGGGGACAGATTACCCTTAATGAAATCAAAACTATCACAGCAGCTCAATTCCAACCAGTAAATTTTGGTCTTACAACTGAACTTGATATGAAGAGGAAGGGCGAGATGATGAAAAGAATGGCGATTAACCGCGCAAAGCAGCTCGCTATGAAGGATAAAGGGTTTATTGAGCCAGAGTATCCAGAAGAAGAAACCCCTCCTGTAACTCCAGCAGAATAATTACTTTCTATATTTGAGGATTTTTCTAGATATACCTTTCTCAGTCTTATCAAATAGGCGAACATTTCCTTCACTATCTTGATAGCCAAAGAAACCTTCTCTTGTTACTAGTGTAACATAACCTTGCCACATGGGTGAAACCATATTAAATGATTGAGGAAGCCCTGATTTGGGCTTTTCGTCTTTAGTAGATTCTGTATTAGCATTCCATTCTTTAGCTAATGCGCCTAATTTATCAAGGTTTGTAATGATATCGTATATTATATCATCAGTTAATGCAGGCATTTTGATTTTGAGAGCATCTCTCAGTAAGAATTTTTCAGCTGGATTCATAGAAAAGTGTTTTTATTAAATTTACATCCAATATTTAAGAATATAAAGTAAGATAATGCCTTTCCCAAAGAAAGCTAAAGTTAGAAAAGTATGTGGACAATGTTGCAAAGAAGTGTGGGTAAAGCCAAGACGTGCAAGAAAGTTCAAGTTCTGCTCTAACGAGTGTAAGTGGGAACACAAAAAATCGATAATACCACATAATAAGCTACCAATACAAAGAAGAACTTTTATAAAATGTACATCTGTTTTTTGTAATAGAGGAAAATACTTAACGCCTTTCCTACTTAAGAAAAGAAAGCAACACTTTTGTTCTAAAGCATGTTATCATTATTATAGGTCAAAGAAATATAAGTTAGACATAGAAGCATATAAAGCTAAACAACAACAAGACGTTAAACGAAACATTTGGAAATTATGAATACAATGGCCGAAATGATAATCAAGAAACCGAATGTTTACATTACTCCTGATTTACCAGAGGGGGAATTATGCGCTATTCATATCATTGCGCCAAAACAAGCATTTTTAGATTTAAAGTTTGTAGAAGGTGACCCAGATGTACCTTTTAAACCAATTCTAAGTGCAGACAAAGCTTTGGATTTAGAAATGAAACCCAAAATCAAAAAACAGATTAGTTTATTAGAAGATAGAATCATTGATTTGGGAGCCGCATATACTTGTTATAGTTATTTATTAACTGTCAGGGATAATGAAGTATACTTATTATCTGCTTCCCTAAAAGGATTAACGATGGGCTTTGCAATAACAAAAGAAATTGCTGAAATGGCGGACATAAATATATTTCCAATTGTGTGGTCTGGCCCATTTACAAATCATATTATTAGTGCTTTTATTGAAGACATCTTTGTTCAGAAACAGTAGTTTTTATATGAAATTCCCTATTTATAATTGGGAATGAGAATATAAGTTCCCATCTTTACTTCATAATAACCTTTGAATCTTTTTATCTTTTTTAAACTTTAAATCTTTCAAGAATATGGATTTGTCAAAAGAACTCCACAAGTACGCAACACAACTTTCCGAGTTGTCACTTCGCGCCAAAAAAATCAATTACCTTAATAAACCACCAAGACTCCCAAAGAAGCCAACTGAGGCTACAATGATGGGCTTTAGGAAGCGTTTAAGTAATTGGATCAACGCTCTTAATCATTTAGAAGAAGAACGTATGAAAAACACTCTACTGAGTGAACCAGATTTGTTAAGCAAATATCTTTCCAAGTCTCCACTATATAATAATTAAATCTTTATTAACTTTAATTTCTTTACAAAATGGGAAATGCAAACAATTTGCAAGCCACTTTGGCGCGCTTAGCCAAAATGAATTCTACTAACACAAAAACTACAACTGGTAGTGTTAAGTTTTACAAAGCAAAGCCTGGTAAGAACAATATCATCGTTCTGCCAACTCCTCAAACAGGAGATCCGTTCCTTGAATGGGGCACACACAAAAATCTTTTAGATGTATCTTACAAAGACATCGCGTGTAACAAACACAATAAAGGAGAAGAATGTCTTATCTGTCAAGTAGTAGACGACTTGAAGAAACAAGATTGGAAAGGGAACTTCGATGTTTGGAAGCCTCTTGAACTAAAAATCCGTTATTTCTCACCTGTCATCGACCTTGATGATTTGGAAGCAGGAGTAAAATGGTGGGGTTATGGAAAAAGCGTTCTTGGACAATTTGAGAACTGGCTTTTGAATCTTGAAGAAGATGAAAAACCTTTCTACGACACAGAAAATCCAGAAAAGATTATCGTAAATTATAATCCAGACGGTGCTCCAACAGAAATGTACAAGTTGGACAAGAAATCAACTAAAACTCTTGGCAAAGAACAAAACGAAGCTTGGGCAGAAACAGTAAAGCCTTTGAACGAAGTGATGACTTACGAAATGCCACAAGAGAAAGTTGTTAAAGCTCTCGAAGAATACATGGACAAAGTAAAAGCTACAGTCGCTTCTGCTACAGTTCCTACAGAGGACGAAGACGAAAAGCCAGCTAAGGTAAATAAGCTTGACGCTTTAAAGAAGAAGTAATCTAACGAAGGTACGGGAGTGAGATCGGCTCACTCCTAACTTCAAACCCTTAAAAATTTATTACAATGAAAGAAAAACCAGGCAAAAAGACTGTCCAAAAAGTAGATGAAATCTTTGGACAGTTAATTGGCGAACAGAATGCTTTATTTCCTGGAGCAGCTGTGACAGGAGACGATATGTTCTCTGATGTTAAAATCTGGATTCCAACAGGCTCTTGCATTCTTGATACAATCATTTCTAATCAGCCTACTGGAGGTTGGCCTTGTGGAAGAGTTGTTGAAGTATATGGGCAAGAAGCAATTGGAAAATCAACTCTTGCATTTCAAGCGATGGCAAATTGTCAAAAGATGGGAGGAATCCCAATTTATTTTGATGTGGAGCAAGCTGGATCAAGAGATATGATGCAAGCATGTGGTGTAGATTTAAGCCGCACTATAATTTCGGGATTAACTTCAGTAGAAGAAATCTTTGCAGCGATGGAACAAAATCTTACAACCATTATAAACAGTAAGACTTACAAGAACAAGCCAATCTTTATTTGCCTTGATTCTTTAGCACAAATGTCAACAGACGCTGAAGTTGAAGCAGGCTTTGAAGCGAACATGAATATTGCTTTGGCGAAAGCAAAACAAATCGGAAAAGGATTAAGAAAGATTTCTCCGTTTTTAAGAAAAGCAAACGCAGTACTTTATATTGTAAATCAATTGAGAGACAAACCAGGTGTAATGTTTGGGGATCCTACATGCGTTGATCCTTTCACAACAGAAGTAGAATTAAAGATTCCTAAGGATATTTATCAAAAATTCTTCCAAGAGTAATATTTTAAAGTAAACTCCTGGTGAATGAAAACAATTTTTGAAACATATTTTGAATTAACTACTGACTCTACTTATAGCAAGGTTAAAATCAGAGTAAAAAAACCTAAGAGTGTTAATCTAAAAACACAAGAAGATTATGAAAAACACTTTGGCGAAATTGGTAAGTTAATTTATAAGGTTAGAAAAGAATCTTGGGGCTATACAAATGCTTTGAATTTTCTCTTAAAAAACAAAATTAAAGAAGAAGATGAAGAACAAATTAAAGCATCTTTAGTTTTGTATAACGAAAAGCTGAAAACTAGCGTTAAAGGCAAAACTTGGAGTAATCCTGATTATATAGCTAAAGTGTCAGAAAGTAGAAAAAAAGCATGGAGCGATCCAGCGTTGAAAATTCGAAGAAGGGAAAATTGGTTAAATAACTATTGGAATACTGATAGAAGTAAGGCACACCGAGAGAAGCTATCTTCTGGACCTAATAGGTTTAATTTGGTAGAGTGGCAAAAGGAACATAGCGTAAAAAATACAAAAGAATTATTTTTGCTGAAGGGAAAGAAAGTAAATGATTTAGAGTTTACTTTTGCTGGAATCCTAACTTTACTAAACATAGAATTTGAAATTGATAAGGTCGTAGAAACAAATGGCAAAACTTATTTTATTGATTTCTACCTTCCGAAATTCAACCTAGCAATTGAATTGTTTGGTGACTATTGGCACTGTAATCCTAAGTTTTTCAAATCAGAAGATGATAGAAGGGGAATAAAAGCAAAAGAAATTTGGGAAGTTGACTCTCTAAGAAACAAACAGATAACTGAGCAAGGGATGAAGTATATAGTTTATTGGGAGTCTTACGTTAGATTAAACACACACAACATAATAAAATTTTTAACAAATTTAAAAGAAAAATAAAATGAAAACATTATTAGAATTTTGCGACCAGCATAAGGCTTTAAGTTCAAGAAAAGGAATAACTTTTAATACATCTGAAGGCGAACTTGCCGATGTAGTATTCTCGAGTGAAGATTTAAAAAAAATTGGAGTGGAAGCAATACAAGAAATAGATTTATTCAAAGGAAAAAAAATAAAAATAGTAGAACCTTTTGAGACACAAGTAGTTGCGCTGAGCAAGATATCTACATTCAAGGAAGAAGTTGCAATTTCTGCAATAGGTAAAGGTATGTACTATGAAAGCGAGGGCTTTAAAGAACCTTTTGTGAGAATAAGCAAAGATTCTTATGTCTCAAAAAAAGATGAGAAATCCGAGATGGTAGACATGAAAATCTCTTTTGCGGATTTAGCAAAAAAGCTTAATATTGATTTAGATACAATCCAAGTTAAAGATTTGACTGACTTAGGGTTGTTAATAAAATCATACGATGTAGTTAAAAAAGAAGTTGTTTATAAACCTTTAAATGCTTTCGTTGTAAAAGAAAGTGTAAGTGAACACTATGAAATAACTTCAAGCTCAGAAATTTTAAAAACAACTTCTGTTCATAGAACTTGGAGCAAAGAAGATGAACAATGGGAAACTTCTGCAGATCGCTTTGCCAAAGGAGATAATATTGTAAAAATAGATTCACCTATGCAAGTCGTTGATATTAGTGTAGGAGGAACTGAGTGTTATATTGCAAATGGACAAATAAATCATAATACGACTCCAGGTGGTAACTCAGTAAAGTTTGCAGCGACAGTACGTATTAAGTTACAAGGTAAAACTCCAGTGGTTGAACTTGATCCATTCGCAGAAGCCGAGCACAGAAATCAATTGAATGCTTGGAATCTAAAAGTCGAAGGTTGGAAGAATCAAGGTAAGGTTGGAGATAAGCCAGAAAAACCAAAGAAACAAAAAGGAGATGAAATCATAATTGGATACGATGTTACCGCTCGTACTGATAAAAACAAGGTCGGACCTCCAAGAAGAGAAGCCGAATTCAGAATTGTTTTCTCCCAAGGTATTATTGAAGAAGATGCTTGGCTTGATTACAGTATAAAGTACAACATTGTAAAAGCTGTGTCTAGTTTCGAATACCAATTTTTAAACCATCCTGAATTGGGTAAATTCAAAAGAGATGGATGGAAAGAAATGCTTTCCGATGTTGCATTGCATGAAGAAGTCCGTTCGACAATTTGTGAAAAGTTGGTTAGATCACCTATTCCAACCGATGCAGCAGTTCCTGTTGAACCTTTCGAAGAGGAGGAAGTTGAAGAAGTTCCTGAAGAAATGAAAGACTAACATGACACCAGAAAGCGTAACAGCTAAATCAAAGGTTCTCTATGTCGATGGCTTTAATCTATGATTATGCAAAAGTGAAGTACACCAATGTATGGGCGAAGGTCGAGATTGTTTGTAAAAAGCATGGGTCTTTTTATCAATCTTACCAAGCCCATATTTATTGGAAGTATGGCTGCACACAATGTAATAATAAAAATAAAAATATTACTTTAATAAGAATTCCATATACAGAATTAAAAAACATTAAAGAGATTTTAACACAACATTTATATGGAAACAAAATCTAAAATATTATACGTGGACGGATTCAACCTTTGGTACCAAATGTTGGCCATATTTAAAGCGAGTGATTCGAATGGAGAACCTATTGGTGGCTTTATAGGGTTTGTGACTCAGTTACAAAGACTAGTGGCGAAGTTTAATCCACAAAAAGTTGTTGTTGTATTCGATGGACCGAATGCAGGGCAACGAAGAAGAAGTATTTTCAAAGACTATAAAGGAAAACGTGGAAAGAAAAAACGTTTCTCTGTGATGGATTTTGGAGACGGTGATAAAGTACAAGTAGATAATGAGCAAGAACAATTGAGGATGTTAATTGATTTCTTAAAGTTCTTACCAGTTGATCTAGTTGTTGTCCCTTATTACGAAGCAGATGATGTGATTGCATATTTGGTAAATAAGAATCCAGAATACATGAGCATCATAAATACAAATGATAAAGACTACTATCAATTAATCAATAAAGATACATTCGTTTGGGCTCCTCAAAAGAAAACGCTTTACAATGAAGCGTTAGTATTAGCCAAGCATGAAGTTATTCCTAGCAACTTTGTTTATATGCGCTGTATCGTCGGAGATTCTTCTGACAAATTAATAGGGATTAAGGGAATAGGGCAGGATACTCTGTTAGAGAAGATTCCCCAGCTTAAAACGCAACCATTCGCTTCATTTGAGGAATTTTGGGCGGAGATTGATAAGCTGGAAGATGATTCTAAACTAGGAAAGAAATTAAAGGAAAATAAAGCGCAAGCCTTCTTGATGTATGGGTTGATGAAACTCGATTATACATGCATGAATCAAAGAGGAATTGAAATATTGAATTCTCAATTAGAAGATTCAAGTGCAAAAGGCTTCTCAAAAGTGGGATTAAAAATGTATTGTATCAAACAACACATAGAATCTCACATAAAAAACTTTGATTTGTGGATAAGACCATTTAATTTTATGAAACAAGACATTAAATTAAATTCATAATGGACGTAATGTTCGCAGAAACTACAGATACACAAATGGATAAAGACTTCGGCAAGTTTGGACAAAAGTTCCAACTTGCTACTTTATCTCTCCTTATCCAAGATAAGGCATTTGCAAATAAAATAAAACTAATCATCAAGTCCGAATACTTTGATAACAAGTACAATCAATTTATTTGTGAGACAATCCTTACTTTCATTGATAACTATCATTGTCAGCCCGACTTTGAAACGTTAAAAACAATCATTGAAACACAAGTGGGAACTGGAACAAAGCTTTATTTGTTGGCTTTGAATAGTATTAAGGATGTTGATTTGACAAGAAAAGAATTCGTTGAAGCAGAATGTGCAAAGTTTTGTTTCACGCGGCATGCTTTATCTTCATTAGAAGAAGAAAGAGCAGCAATCATGAATGGCAAATTCGATAAAGCAAGAGAAGTGGCGTTTCAAAAATACAAGCCACTTAATAATGCATCAAGTGAAGTCGATTTAAAGAAAGACTATACAAAAGCATTGTCTTCTGCTTCTAGATCACCTGTACCAACTCCTTTGCCATCTATGAATATGGTTTCTAAAGGAGGACCCGGAGCAGGAGACTTGTGTATTATTGTGGCACAATCAAATTTTGGTAAATGCTTTGCTAAAGGAACTGAAGTTTTAATGCAGGATCTTTCTATACGAAAGGTCGAAGATATTAAAACTAACGATAAGGTCATGGGATGGGATGGAAAACCTCGTACAATTACTTCTTTAGCGCAAGGGCAAGAGGAAATGTATGAAATTAAACAAGATGATGGAACATCATACACAGTTAATGAATCGCACATATTAGTTTTAAAACCGACAAAACATTATTTAAAAAATTATTCTAAAATGTCTGAGTCTCTTGTAAAAATAGAGGTGAAAGATTATATAAAGAAATCAGCTACTTGGAGAAAAAACCATAAAGGAATAAAAGTTGGAGTGGATAACCTCAGCAGCCAAACTGTTTTAATTGATCCATATTACCTAGGCCTATGGCTGGGTGATGGATCTTCAGCTAATCAATCGATCACTAATAAAGATGAGGAAGTAGTTAGTTATTTGAAGGAATATGCTGAGGAATTACTTTTAACTTTATCGTCAAAAAACTATGATGTAAAGAAGAACTATGAAGACTATCATTCAATAGTATCAAAACAAGGATTATCAAATGTCTTATTAGATAATTTAAGAATTTATGGATTATTAAATAATAAACATATTCCTTTTGCTTATTTGAATAATGATAGACAAGCAAGATTAGAATTATTGGCAGGGTTACTAGATTCAGATGGTTATTTGAATAAACAAACAAAAACTAATTTTGAGATTTCGCAAATAAACTATACTTTAGCCGCTGACATAGCTTTTCTTGCAAGAAGTTTAGGATTTAAAGTTCGTGAACGAGAAGTTACAACCTCTTTAAAATCTTATGATTATAAAGGTAAAGCAATTAAGCTATTAATTTCTGGTGATACACATTTAATCCCAACTAAGATAGCAAGAAAACAAGCTATAAAGCGTAAAACTAATAAAAGACATGATTGTCTAACTATAAGCGTTGTATCTAAAGGTCTTGGTAATTATTATGGTTTTACAATAAGTGATAATGATCCAGATAAAATGTTTTTGTTGAAAGATTTTACTGTTGTACATAATACTAACTATCTTGTTGCAACTGCTAAACATGCAGCACAACTAGGCAAGAAGGTTTTATTCTTCAGTTTAGAAACGGACAATATACAATTGATGCAGCGTATCCTTGCGGGTATTGTAAATGTAAACCAAGAATCCTTAAGCGATCACCCTACTTTGATTGAATCTAAAATAAAAGCTTTTGCAGGCGAATTGAAATTCATTGAAATGAAATCAATTCATGCAAGAGTAGATGCAATCAAAGCAATTGTAGAAGAAAAGAAATCAGAAGGATTCTTTCCGGATATGATTATTGTTGACGGGTTGAATCAAGTTAAACCACCTAGGCATGAGCGCTTCGCAAATGCTAATGATAAATTCGAATATCTTGCGGAAGAACTGAGGGATATGGCCAAAGAGTTACGTTTACCTGTCTACGCAGCTTTCCAATCAAATAGAGGAGGTTTTAACGTAGCAATGGCAGACGAACAAAACATTGGTAAAGCAATTGAAGTTTATCAAGTATGCGATTGGATGTTATTATTTACACAAACACTTCCAATGCAAGATGCTGGAGAATGTTATGTGCAATTATTAAAGAATAGACTTGGTCCGAAAGGATTGATGCTTAAATTGCGTTATAATCCAGGTCGAGTTACATTTGAGGAATTGGAATCAGTGAATCGTTCTCTTTTATTAGATGAAAGCAAACGCGAAGGAGTAGCAAAAGGTCTAGATACCATGAAGGCCAGATTAGATGCGTACAGAAAAAAATCCGGAACTTAAATTGTATCAGAAAAATAAATTTTCTGACAAAGAAAGTTTCTAAAAAGTTTCAGAACATCAAGAGTTTTTCTTGTAAATCTATTATTTAATTTTACGAAGCAAGTAAGCTACGCTGAAACCCCAATCAAGGGGTTTCTACATCTATAACAATTAATATAAGAATGAACAATGAGTGATGCCAAACATAGCGTCGGGACTATTTCTTCCCCCAAAATATTAGATTCCAGTAAAGAAATTTTATCTTCAATTACAGTATTTTCAAAATATGCGAAATACCTTCCTCACCTGGAGAGAAGAGAAGTATGGGATGAGATTGTTACTCGCAATATGACTATGCACATTAAGAAATTTCCAAAATTAGAAGGAGAAATCAGAGACGCTTACAAATTCGTTTACAATAAACAAGTATTACCTTCCATGCGCTCTATGCAATTCGCAGGGAAACCAGTAGAAATTAATCCAGTTAGATTATTCAATTGTTCTTTTTTACATATTGATGATTACAGAGCGTTCTCAGAAGTAATGTTTCTTCTGCTATCTGGCACAGGAGTAGGTTATAGTGTTCAATTTGATCATGTAGAAAAACTTCCTGTTATTTGCAAGTCATATAAAACACGTAGATTCTTAGTAAACGATTCAATTGAAGGTTGGGCAGATGCTGTTAAAGCTTTGATGAAATCTTACTTTGGTCTTAGTTCTAAACCTATATTTGATTTTTCTGATATTAGACCTAAAGGCGCAAAATTAATCACTTCTGGAGGGAAAGCACCTGGAGCCGGCCCATTAAAGGAATGTTTATTTAAAATTGAGCAAATCCTAGAGAATAAGAATAATGGTGAAAGGTTAACTCCTTTAGAATGCCATGATATTCTTTGCTATGAAGCAAATGCGGTATTGGCCGGGGGAATTCGTAGAGCAGCTATGATTGCTTTATTCAGTTTCGATGATGAAGATATGTTATCTTGCAAATTTGGAAACTGGTGGGAATTAAACGAACAGAGAGGAAGATCAAACAACTCTGCTACAATATTAAGAGATAGAGTTTCTGAAGAAGAATTTAAAGCTTTATGGAAGAAGATTGAATTATCAGGATCGGGAGAACCGGGATTCTATTTTACTAATGATGAAAATTGGGGTTTAAACCCTTGTGCAGAGGTAAGTTTACGATCAAACCAATTCTGTAACCTAACTACAATTAATGCTTCTGATGTTGAATCACAAGATGATTTGAATGAAAGAGTTAAAGCTGCAGCGTTTATTGGGACATTACAAGCAAGTTATACAGATTTTCATTACTTGAGAGAATCTTGGAAACGCACAACTGAAAAAGAGGCTTTAATTGGTGTATCCATGACAGGTATTGCTTCTAAAGCTGTATTAGGGCTGAATTTGAAAGAAGCTGCTGATATTGTAAAGGCAGAAAATGAAAGAGTAGCTAAGATTATTGGAATTAACAAAGCTGCAAGAACAACGGTTATTAAACCGGAAGGAACAGCTTCATGCGTATTGGGCACATCTTCAGGTATCCACGCATGGCACGATGAGTTTTACATCAGAAGAATGCGTGTAGGAAAGAATGAAGCCCTATATACTTATCTCTCTATTCATGCACCAGAATTGTTAGAAGACGATTATTTCAAACCACATATTCAAGCGGTTATATCAATTCCTCAGAGATCAGTACCAGGATCAATTCTTCGTACAGAAACAGCTATGGAGCTATTGCAAAGAGTACAAAGGTTCCATAAAGATTGGATTAAACCAGGACACAGGGGTGGCAGAAATAAAAATAACGTATCTGCTACCATCACAATAAAGAGTAATGAATGGGAAGAAGTAGGTAATTGGTGTTGGGAACATAAGAATGATTATACAGCATTATCGTTTTTACCACACGCTGATCACACTTATGTACAAGCACCGTTCGAATCAATCACAGAAGAAAAATTTGAGAAACTATATGCTAAACTAAAACATATTGACTTTAGCAAAGTTATAGAAACAGACGATTCAACCGATTTATCAGCTGAAGCTGCCTGTTCTGGAGGAGCTTGTGAAATCACAACAGTTTAAGAAACACAATAAAATCAATGGAGCTTGGCGTTTTGCCAGGCTTTTTTGATATTTAATAAAAAGATCAGCAATGAACACACCTTCAGGATTACCTTCACAACATGATTTTGCATTCAATGCATCAATTATAGATTCCGCGGCTGGAACCACATATACATGCTATGCAGCTCCAGGGTCTTTATCAACAGACGCTGTTTGGAGTATTTCTAAAACGGTTGTAGTTGGAGGTTTAACTACAGTTACTTGGGCTAATGGAAATTCTAAAGCTATAAATATTGCAGCTAATCGTGCCATTTTAATCTATTCTTAATACTCCTTGCCAATGTTTAACAATAATATTTTGCCATTTTTATTGGCCATCCTGCCTGTCTTCATTTATATGTATTTGGTTCATTCATTTGTACCAAAAGATTATATTGTTCCGCGAAGAGCGAAACGATACTTTGTTATTGGATTGATGTCAACTACACTGATAACAATACTTCATTACGTCTTTCCTAATATGAGAGAAATGAATAGTGGCATATTATTCTTCTGTATATTCCAAGTGGGTATTCCCGAAGAGTTAACGAAATTTGTTACTTATAAGTGGACAACATCGCAAAGAAAATCTGCCCATGAAGATTTACCAATAGCAACAATGTATTATGTTATGTTGTGCTCTGCGGGCTTTGCCATCATTGAAAATGTACATTATTTAATCTTCTATGGATCAAACGTTGTATTTGCAAGAGCTATAACAGCCATTGTATTACATTTAATTTGTGGCATCATTATGGGTTATTACATTGCTAAATCAAAGAGTTTAAAACTTTCATTCTTTGAAGGACATTCTAAAGATTATATTAGAGTTGCCAAATCTCTTTTTGTTGGATTTGGTATTTTTGTTGCAGCAATCTTACATGGCATTTATGATTATAATCTTTCTCTAGACCTTAATTTCTATGCAGAATTCATGATGTATATGTTTATTGTTGGAGGATTGATCATATCATTCTTTATGATAAAAGAATTGATTAGAGAAAGTAAAGAGATTAAAGCTACGCATGATGCAGCCGCAAAGGAGCTATCCCGCTAAAGTAAACATTTACAACTTAAGAAGTTTTTTTGATTTCAAGCCTGTAAATGCTAATCAGATTATTCCCGGTATGATATTACAATTCAAATATCGTTCTCCCGAAGGTGTGCATGACGTTTCCCCTCTCATTTATGTTTTAGAAGCTACACAAGATCGTATATGGGGATTAAACCTACATTATAAATTTGCGTTATTAGGCGAAGTAATACAGGATAAAAGAGGGGAACTGGCAAAGACGCAACCTAGTGAAGAAACCGAAAAACCCGAAGTAAAACCAGCTTTGGGAGATCCTACGCCAAGACCAGAACAGTTAAATCAAAAATATGTTCCAAGCTTAGCAGAAACGAAAGCTGCATTGGCAAAAGGACAACCGACACCCACTCCCGTTGAAGGTCCAAAGAAGAAAATTATTTACCCTCCACAGTTATTAGAGCACTACACATTAATTAACCAACCGAAGGAATTACTGCGTAATTACCTATATCCTAGAATATCCGGCGTTCAGAAATTAGTTTTTAAAGCACTTTAAGAAACTCTTTAATAAGGATATTTATTAACAAAGAGTTTAAATGCCTGCACCGACGCCTACAAACGAAGAAAGCCAAAAAGTTCCTTTCATTCTTCCTCAAGGTCCGTTTAACGAATTTGCTACCCTAGCTGATGCGGATGCCGAAATTGTGTTTAAAACACCTGGCATAGAAGTATTCATCACTTCTGAATCTGCTTTTTACTACTGGGATGGTTCCATGTGGATAAAAGAAGTGTTCGCAGGCGTTACCACAGATATTAAAGTTAAAGTAAGCGCAACTGATACTACATCAGGTTTTCTTATGGATAAATTATCCATTGATTCTACTGGAGCTTTAGTTAAATTAAATCCGGGAGGAAACGAAGTATTAGAGATTACCATTAATAATAGTACTGCAATCTGGAATGCCGATTTAATACAAGGTACTCCTGTTGATGCCTCCGCCATTGGTAATAATAAAGCTTTAGTATTCAATTCAGTATCTGGGCATTTAGAATATGTTTCAGTATCTTCTACTCCGACAGGAACAGCAGGAGGAGATTTATCTGGTACCTATCCTAATCCCACCGTTGCCAAAATTCAAGGAGTACTTGTGGATAACACAGGTATTGCTAATTTTAAAGTATTAACTTATAATTCTGGATCAGGAAATATTGAGTATCAAACAGTAGTTGCTGCAAATGTAACAATAACACCGTTTGCAAGTATCACTGGACCTGATGTACAAAGTGCTTTACAACAATTACAAACTGAAATTACACATAATGATGCCGCGATAAATGTTACTTACAATAATATTGTATCAGGATTACTTGCGACAAATGTACAAGATGCCATTGATGAAGTAGATCATGATCTTGGTGTAGTAGAAACAAACGTACAATATAAAACACATAATGTTTTATATGTTAAGAAATCCCCTGGGCTAGGAGAATATTCTAGTATTGCGTCAGCTATTGCTGCCATTATTTCCCCAAGTCCAACAAATACTTGGCTAATTGAAGTTGGCCCCGGAACTTATACAGAACCACAATTGACACTTCCTGTCGGAACAACAATACATGGTTCTGAAATTGAACAGACATTCGTACAACCAGATGCCGCCAATCACCACGTTTTTGTGATGGGTAATTTGACAGGTATTGAATTTCTAACAATACAAAATGCAGGCACAGGCTTTGCAGGTATTCGTGTGTTAGATGTGGGGAATTATGCAGTTACGCACAAAACAGCCATTGTGAATTGTGATATTGGTATGTGGATAACTGCCGATACACAAGATTCACAATTTTATGTTGAATATGGTGAAGTGGATGGTATATTTACTACAGGTGTTTTAATTGATGGGGCATCAGCGTTCCAAAACTATGTAGAATTAGAAAATTTCTATTTGTTCCCTACCGCATCACCTACTTATGGTTTATATATTTTTGGTCCGAAAGCTAATGCTGTAACCTATGTAAACGATTATGTCGGTGAAACGGGTGCGGGTACTGCCATTTACTTAGAAAATGGAGCCGATTTTTCTACAAACGGTATTGGAATTAGTGATTGGAATTATGGTATACGTGTTGCAAATGTTGGAGCACCTTCAAATATTAATATTGATAGTATAATAACAAATGCAAATACTACTTATGATCTCTCTATAGAACATCCAACCGCAACTGGTTCTATACAAGGTACTCTGGATGATACAAAACTCCAACTACTTTCTGTTACTGTGGGGGTAATTCTGTTAGATACTGATAACTTTGATATTAGTTTAACTAATAGAATCAATATTTTTTATCCAAATGGGACATCGACCGATGTCTCAACTTTGATTACTGAAGGTTCCACTATGGGTGTAGAAAACGGTGGAGCATTAACTAATGGTGGGGGATTTACTGTTAATATAGCATCTGGTTTTGGATACTTTTCACAATTCCCTGACAATGATGTTATCCAAAGATTTGATTGGGGTAATATTTCGATTACTCTGGGAACTAATCTAGATGTATATCTTTATTTCAATAATAGCACGATCTTATCTACAAGTTCTTCTAGGCCTAATGGCGTTTTTAATATTATTTTAGGAAGAGTAGTTACAAATGGAACTACAATAGAATATATTTCTAATACTCCTCAAGTTGCGAATCATACTTCTAACTTAATTGTTAACGTTTTAAAAGACGCGGTTGGCCCAATATATGTTTTTGGAAGTTCTGTTACTGAAAATGTCACTCCACTACATTTAGATGTGGGTGGAGGACAATATTATTATGGAGAAAATATATTTTCCCCATCTGGTGGTACAGGAATAACATTTACAACAATATATGGGCAAGGCTCAGGTTACTTGGCGGGGCAAACAGCTGTGGACAATACACAGTATGATGTCTCTGGTACGTTAACTCCTTTAACAGCTGGTTATTATACAAAGCATTCAGTTTATGTAATCGGTGATGCTGTAAATGAAAAATATTATTTTGTATATGGGCAAACCCAATATAGTAGTTTATTAGCAGCACAACAAGGTAATATTTCTTCTATACCTTCTTATTTCAGGGGATCTGTAACTCTTATAGCTGGAATTATTGTACAACAAGGATTTGCTAACATTGTACAGGTGATTGATGAACGACCTGTAGTAGGGTTCAAATCTTCTGGTGTAAATGCTTCTGCGGATCACTTGAGTTTATTAAACTTGAACGCAGGGGATGCTGGACACCACCAGTTCTTAATGTTAGACGGTTCTAAAACCATGACTGGTACTCTTAATATGGGTACAAATAGTATTAGTAATATTGTTAATATTAATGGTATTCCCGTTTCGTCTTTTATTAAAATTGATGGAAATGCTTTTGGTGGTGATGAATTTATAGGGCTTACAGATAATTTTGCATTTTCTATTCGTACAAATAATTTTGATCGCATTGCTATTAGTAACAGTGGTGTTATAACCATTTCTAATTTGTCTGACGGATCAACACGAGTTATTGGAGCAACAGCAACAGGCGCACTTACTGCAAGTGTTTCTACAACTAATCTTTCTGAAGGAAGTAATTTGTATTTCACAAATACAAGAGCTATTGGTGCAATCTTAATAGGCTTTGTTGCTGGCCCTAATTCGGTTGTATTAGCAACCGATTCAATATTACAAGGTACAGAAAAACTCCAAGCGCAAATTAGTGCTTTAGTTACAGGTGTTAGTTCTGTAAGTGGAACTACAAATAGAATTACCACAAGTCCTGCGACAGGAGCTGTTATTGTTGATATTGCTGCAACATATGTAGGCCAAGCGTCTATTACCACATTAGGAACAATCGGAACAGGTATTTGGCAAGCCACTATCATTTCTCCAACTTACGGAGGTACTGGAATTAATAATGGTATATTTACAATTACTCTTGCAGGTAATTTAACTACAACAGGTGCTTTTAATACAACACTAGCTGCGCAAGCATCTGTGGTGACAACACTTCCTCCTGTAGCTACAACATTGGTGGGGCAAAATGCTTTGGGAATTGCCCAAAATATTCCTTATTATGCTGATCCTAATCAATTGGCAAGTACAGCTCTTTTCCAATTTGATGCTGTGAACCAACATATGTTTATTCTTGGTAACTTAGCAGGAGGTGCTGTGGGTAGTTCTGAAATTGAATTGAGACATACAAATGGAACAACAAGAGGTAGCGCAAAAATATTACTTGAGACAAGAGCTATTTCACAAGGTAATTTCTTTATTGAAAGATATAACAATACTTATACGTTCCAAGTAAATCAAACTGGGACTTCTTTACCTTTAACAACTGCAACATTACAATCAAGCTTCTCTGATAATAATGTTACTCCTGCACCAATCTATATATTTGGAAACCCAATAGTAAATCTTTCTGGATCTACTGTAGGTAATTATGGATCAAGGTTAGACAC